GAGGAGCAAATTTTCCTAAATTAATTTTGGCCAGCTTTGCATCTGGATCATACTCACCTAAGTTAATTCCCATGATGTATTATGTTAAGGTGCAAACGGAAATCCCATGCCGCCAATTTCTGGCTGCTGGTAGTAATCACTTTTCTCTAGTCTACGAATAGGATTTAGATCATTAATTAATTCCTGCACTAATTTGTAATCCTTACTTCCTTTTTCGTATTTGGACTGAATCTTCTGCAATTCAGTTTTCTTTATCTCCCTGCTTGTTTGAGATAAATCATACAGGTCATAGAGAACGCTGGCCCCACTTACCGTTAGTCCAACTGCACCACTAGTGACAGTGCCTGCAATAAGTTTTCTAATTACTCTTTGCTTAAATCCTTGCCTGCCTAAATATTCAGTAACCTTTCCTTGAACTGCGGCACCTAACCTCTTTTTCATTGCACTCCGTAAAGCCTTGTCCGTTTTAAAATCCTTTGGATCAAGGCCCATTTGTTTGGCCATGCTCTTTACTTCTTTGGCACTTCCCTTTGCTATCTTTTTATTAGCTTCCTTAAATCGTGAACTAGGTTCATCCAGCAGTTCTTCTATTGCATTTCCACGATTAAGATTCTGCGAACCTTTGTTTCCTAGATACAATCCTGCTGCACCACCAGCAAGTTGAGTAGTTACTTTTTTGCCATCAACTCCATCGTCTGGATTTAGTCCGACATCAACAGGATCTTTCTTAGGTGGGTCTACTATGCGTTTCTTTCCTTGGTACTGTGCTTGGTCATTATAGGTTTGCACATGGGCATTATGCTTAGACCTGTATCCCTTGTTGTAAACACTGTCTACCATAGCATCGATGGCCTTGCCGTCAGTGTCCTCATCGTATTCGGTATTCGGGTCACTCATGCTATTCTGACGGATGAAATTCTTAGCCTCTTGTTCCGTCATGCCATCATTCATCATATTAACCACTGCATCCATTTGCTTAGTGGTTACCTGCGACATCGGATTGAGGTTAACAATACCGTTAGGCATATACTGATGCAGATCAGTAAACTGATTTAATTGATCGATTGTAAACCCACCGTAAGTAGCTCGGACATTTTTATAAATGTCTGGAATTACTTTCTTAACAAATTGGTTGGAGCGATCATCTAATTTATCTGCTAGTGATTGAAACATCTTCATGTCGGCAGCAGATAAGTTTGCTCCACCAAGAGTGACTTCATCACCGACTTGAAATACTTTACCAGTCTCTGGGTTGATGGAGTTTTGCCAAGCTGGATTTTGTGCAATCATCTCTTCAGTAAGCTCGGTAGACTCACCAATGTTTTTTGATATCAACCTCTCCCAGCTTGCAGCCAATGTCTGGTCACCCTTAATTAAATTAACATCTTGGTTAGAGAGAACACCAGCACCCTGTGCCATTCTAGCTAACTGCATAAGTGCGACAGATGCAGCTACTGGATTCTTAATATCAACTGTACCGTCATCTAGTGTAACAAGAGACTCATCCAGTAATGATCTAAAGTTACCCATCGTTCCGACATTTGTTTTCATTGCTTCCGCAAATGCACCGAAACCAGATGCTTTTAGTTCATCCTTGAATATATCACGGGCAAATGGTTTGTCTCCTGCACCATCGATGTTTGCTTTCATTCTTTCGACTAATGCATTTCGTTGCTCTGGTGGCAGCCTACGGCCCAACGGGGAAGAGAGTAATGCATCAATTGATTTATGCATATCTGCTTCACTTGTAAAATTAGCATAAGGTAATTGCTCGCCAGTGATTTCATCTACTGGGGCCAGAGAGTCGGACATCATGCCTAAAATCGCTGGGTTGTGAACACCAAGTCCCATCTGTTCATTGACGGCCATAACTGCTTGCATGGCCTCTGGTGAACTTACATTAAAACCACTTGTTGGATCATCTGCATCTCTATTGAAAACACCATTCTCATTCTCTGTATTTAGGTGCTTATAGTAGGCCATAGTTTGGGCCTGCAATTTATCTTTAGACTCTAAATCTTTGAGCATATAAAAGTTTTTTCTCTTCTCCTGCTCATGCAAGGCATCTTTCATTGCATCGACTTCTTTCAGTCTACTAAATGAATACTCTGCCTGCATTTGAGTCATTAGTTTATCGATGCCGCCAGCTTCCCGTGATGCATCATAAACTAACTTCTTTGCTTCACTGGGATCTTCTGCAATTTTATCTAATTGTTCCTGCGTATAACCTTGGCCCCGTAAATACTCTTGGCCCATTTCAGATTTCGCAAACTGCTCGGCTTGATTCATCATGCCTTGCCTTTTAAAGTAAGCTGAACCAATTTTACCAATCGCTTCCCCTGCTTGTTGGTATGCATCCCCCCATGCCCGTCCTGCATTCTGCAAGACACTGAAATCTTGCTGGTGCAGGTTAATCTTAGAAAAGTATGGTGATGCCATTAGACCGTCTCCCTAATCTTGGTGTCCATCCAAGCACGGATTCGTGCCTTTAATCTTGGCTTATTTTTAATGAACTTGGCGAATCTTTCTCCGAAGTTGAGGTAAATTGCCCTAAACCAGAACGGACTAAGGAAGAGCATCCAGTGCCTAAAGACCATCCACTTAGGTGAATGCACTCCATAAACTTCTCTTGCTACCCAGCAGCCCAACAATGCGGCACCTCCAATAGTTCCTACGGCCCCCATGATTCCTCCAAACATTCCTGCCTTTCGTTGTTGTTGTGCGCTATATACATTTGCATTGTAATTATTTAAGGCCGCACTTTGATTAGCCATAAACTCCGCACCCTGCGATGGATTATAGAGAGTAGGGCCAGCATTAATGCCTTGGGCCGCATTTCCGTATAAATTTTGACCACTACCAACAGATGCCCCAGATGCTCGTCCAGTGATTGCCATAAATGGGTCAGCAGAAGTTGCTTGCTCTATACCTACTCTCTGGGCCGCAAATGCTCTTTGTTGCTGAATGTCTGCTTGTTGCATTCCAATCCTTTGTCCTGCAAATGCCCTGTCCGCTTGTTGTGCGTTATCAGCGATTCCTAGTACTTGGGATGCAAAAAGTTTTCTTTCATTCTCTCTTGCTCGCATAGCTTCCTCTTTAGAAGAAACCTCATCAACCACTCCCAAGAAATCTCTTCCTCTGCCTCTTGCAGTCATTGCTTGCCTAGACTCTTGTTCTAATGCTCTTCTTTCTCTGTCAGAAAGTTCCCCACCTAACTCAAGCCCTTCATTCGCATCAGCAATTAAACCATCAAATAAGTCCTGCGATGATGCCTCTCGATTCTGTAAGTTATTTAATTCGTTCCATGTGTCATCACTAACTTTAGAGTCAGAAAGTTCATTGTAACCATCCAATGCTTCTCTAATGTCTCCTTGGTCACGATATGCATCAGTCAGTTTAGTTCCATATTTTTCGATAAGAGCTAACTCTGATCTAGTCTGCTGATTCTTTGCTCGTTCAAGCATATCCTGCTCGACTTGAGCAGTACCCATGAATGTACCGCCCTTGGAGTATCCTGCTTTCCTATATGACCCATCAGAGAAAGTAGTTTTATGTCTTCCTGCTAAATTGTCTATTAACCCATTCCTAGAGGTTAGTCCTTCATGGATAATTTTTTGCTCCAATCGTGCGTAAGCAGGGCGGCCATAACTATTATTTGCCTCCGCTCTATACATCTGTGGTGCTAGATCAATCTGAGCTTGCAATGCCTCGCGCATTGTTTCCTCATAATTGTGTGTTACTGGTGCAGGTGGTGGTGATGATGATCCTCCTCCCATTAGATTGCCCTCCTTATTATTTGCTCAAGTTTGTACCACTTGACTGGTCTATTTTTTAATTCCCTCATCCACCCTATGAAAGGCAATGGATATGGCATACAATTGATAAAATGTTTTATGTGATCCTCTCCTACCGCAGTCCTAACAAACCATGCATCTGGAGCAGTGACATTCCACTGGTCATTAGGGTCACCTCCATCTGTTCTAACTGCTTTGCCCATTATCAGTGAATGCGGAGTTTTTACCACATATTCATGCTCCATATAACTGGCGATATCCTTGCACATATCCTGCCCAAGGTCTTGATATAATTTCTCTACTTCTCTGAGAATTGTCATAGTAGGGCAGGAATAAGTTTAGAGTTCTTGTCTATACCAGTGATGGTTGAATTGCTATTAATTGCATTAGCTACCGCAGGGGGCAACTGGTTGTTCAGAGAGTCGTCAACTTGCCCCTTGATGTACTGAATTAGTTCACCATTGTCCTGCGTCATTGGTTGATCTCCGACATCCGCATGGAGAATACTCGTACCATTATCACGGAATATTCTAGCACCAGAAATTACCAGTGGAGTGCTACCAGTGTTCTGTAATTTTATGTCAGCAACTGATGTATTCACTCGATAGTTCATGTGATCGATTGCAGTGATTGCACCAAACCATTTTTCAATGCCAGTGGATGTAGTGGTCTGCTTTACATAGAATGCATAAAACTCTTTTGCATCCGCAATCCCATCACCATCAGAAATGTCGATCTGCACATTCGGATAATCTGCGGATAGTGTCGTTAGATTATCTGCGTTTATACCATTGTCATTATAGATGGTGTCCGCAACTTGGTTTGCCTCGAAACTAATTCCCACACTGGTTGCAATCCCAAATGCCTCATAGGGCAGGAATGCATTTGTTCCTGCTTGGCAAGTGATTCTCAAACGGATGTTATCACCCACGCTCACTTCAGAACCTGTGTATGTGCCAGAAGATGTCACCTTATTTCCTGCCGTTCCTGTTACTACTAGGTTCTCCACCTCTAAACTTTTGGTCATGTTGTAGAGTTGCAGTTGTGCAGTTGCTTCAACATTAGTCACCTCCCAAGGTAGCACTGTGTTTGATCCATAGCTACCAATAACCTCTGCACTATTGTTCAGAGTGATAGTTCCAGTGGTCTGTATGTTTCCGACAAAACTGGATGCCTTGATCGTGATCGTAGTGCCATTGAATGCAAAGACATCAGTCGCTTGATCGTCCACTACTACATCGTACCCTCTGGCATTAATTGTGTTTCCGTCTCTGGTGACAATGGTTTCAGTTTCCCCTGCAAAGTTGTCTACCAGATAGGCTTTTGCACGATCATAAAATTTATTAGCATCAGTAATTTCTGTGAGTGCTTTTGCAGATGCATAAGTGTCTGTGATTAATGCATCATCAAATAAAACCCAGTCTACCTCAAGTTCCCCAAGACCCTTGAGTGGTTGAGTTGTCGAGGACAACATATGTCCATATGAACAGAACTTGAAAGTAAAGTCATCTGCATTGGAATTAGAATCACTCCTGCGATCTACTTTGTAAAAATTACCAAATCTATTTGTGTCCCAATCAGAGTATTTAGGTGCTTGCCCATCTGCTTCTTTCCATTTCCCTCCACTGAAAGTGTTGAAGTATTGAGTAGCGGAAGAATCGTCAGCAGTGTACTCTAAAAATTGTGTAGCAGTGAGAACTCTAAATTTCGCAATGTCTCCATTTACATCTGTGGTTTTCTCGTACTCAATTGCACCAGTGTAATCATAGGAAATAGTTTTTCCTGCATTACTTACAACTGCGGTTGATAAAGTTGGAGTAGGGTAAGTGTGCGCACCATTAGTGGTAGTTACGGAAATTGATTTTGCAAAGTTAGATGGATTGTCCTGTAAGTATAACTTTACTCCCTCTATGCCATTTGCACTGGTATCTTTTATATTAAAAGACACTTCTTTATGGATAAATGTATTACCCATCTGTGATGCATTACCAGTTGTGTTTCTCCACATTGATCTAACATCTGATCCAGTAGCAGAGTTTACAATATGATGATCTTGGATTGATTGACCAGTGTTTGCACAATTCCCAATATCATAATTGAAAACATTTTTACTTACATCAAAGTCAAAAAGTTCTGCCTCATAATATGATCCAAAAACACGACTAATCGCACCTTCACGAAATACAATCTTTTGTTCTGTCATTCGGTAGGCATCCATCACTGAGATGCCTCCTGCTAGTACGATATTCTGCGCACGATCAGTTGAAATAGTCCCACTTCCAAATACACGAATCTCTAAGCTGAACCTACTACTAGCATTAAGAAAAACAGTCTCTTCAATATCTACATTTCCACCGAAATATAAACCTCTACTGCATTCAACTACTCCACCCCTACATACAAAATTAGCATTATTTGAACCGATATTAATTGCATTGTCTGATGGATGCCAATTGGAGTAACCTCTACCAGTGATCATTAATCCGCAACCAGTGGAGTAACCTACCTTACCATCACTTGTCGTTGTCTTTACTCCGTAATTATAAGTCCCTCCTCCACTTATCGTCAAAACTGGTTCACTGACGCTATTTGAGCTACTCGACTTTTCGTGATGGAAAATCATTAACTCCCTGTCTGGATCATGCGATAAAGTGCCATCAATATCCAATCTAAGATCACCCATATCATAGGTAACCTTGCCTCTTGTTGGATCATCATCGTAAACAGTTACCCCAGTGATTGAACTTAATCCACTAAGGTCAGTATCAGTGCCACTTTGAGTAATCACTCCAGTGGTAGCATTTAGTGAGAAACTCATGCGTAGTCCTTTTCTATCGAATCCAAATCGCCACTGGTTGCATCATAAGCTAATGTCTGGGTTAAGACTGTTGTACCACTGGAATCAGTGACCACTATGCCAGTGAGTGATCCAGATGTATAAGTGAGTGTTTTAGTCTTAACCAAGGTAGCTTTGGTTGAATCAGTGTATGTTGTAATTGTGGATACATTGCCATTGGCATCATATCCAATTTCCGAATAAGCATCTGACCCAGCCAGACCTTGCAGACGAGAAGAGAACTCCTGTCCGATCTTAGTACCAATCTGGGCGAGAATGCTAGACATTACAGATTCGCAAGGAATTCAGTTTCAAAGGATGCGTAGTTCCCCAAAGAAACATTGTTGATCAGAATTGCTGATCCATTAGGTACGATTAGTTTTTCTGCATCTACATCACCAACATTTAGCTTGGCATCGTTCTGACCTTTTTTGAGGGAAAATAAATCATTGGTGTCATCCCAAATGAACAAGGCTTTATCCAGAACATTTCCATTTACATCCTTGCCTCGATTAACTTGCAACCCACCAGTTTGTGCGGTTTCTGCTCCAGTGGTTGGAACGAGGTTAACCTCAATGATATTATCCTCAACCTCAAGGGTCTGAGTGTTTAGCGAGGTAGTTGTTCCATTAACAGTTAGGTTTCCACCAACAGTTACATCCTGTGCGGAAAGGTTGCCACTAAATGATGCACTATTTCCATCTGCCGCAAGTGATCCTGTCCTTGTTTGCAGGGCAGAGATATCACTAGCATTAGTTGAAATGTTGGTAGCATTCGTAGCAATGGCAGTAGCATTATTAGAAATGTTTGTGGCATTGGTAGAAATATTGGACGCATTGGTGGCTATATCGGTAGTGTTGGTAGCGATATTGGTTGCATTAGTTGCAATGTCCGTTGCGTTATTTGAGATCGCAGTTGCGTTGGTAGCTATGTCACTTGTGTTAGTGGCAATGTTACTTGCATTGGTAGCGATGTTTGTTGTGTTAGTAGCGATATCGGTGGAGAGACCATTGATCTCTGTTCCCACCTTCTCACCTATCTTTCCGAGTATATCTGTTGCTGGCATAATTAAGTTAGGGTTTCGGCAAGTGCGACTTCAAAGGAAATCTCATCACCATATTCTTCTCTAATGATATCGAGTCCTGCACTGTCCACATAGGGCAGATCATTCCACGATGTAAATCCGTCTCCGCACTTGAGTCTTCCTCCTCCTCCAGTGCCATCTTGTTCATTGAGTACAATTCCTATTTCACCTTCTTGCAGGGCAGGATTAATTTGACTCCAGTTGAACTCAGTATCTCTACGAAGTCTTATCCTGCGAACTGTCATGCGTTACCTCCGTCTATATCAAACGCATCCACATAATCAGACTCAGAGTCTGCAAATCCACCATCGATTACTGCATCAATAAATTCTGTGTTGGCTACTGCCTCCCATTTATTGATTTGTGTATTGTACTGGAGTATTGAAAGATCAGCAGGATTTGATGCGTCCACATCTTCAATGTCATCAATCGCACGGACTGCACCTTCTCCTAATGGCAATCCATTAAGATCACCAGAGATGTTATTGATTACCGCATTCTCGATAGTAAGAGTAGGGTACTCTGTTGGAAACTCAATGTCTGGAGTTACTGCCTCTTGAAACAAAGTAGGGCGGTATTCTACACCAACTACTGGGCGAGCAACTGTTACTCTGGGACTAGTTGCCATAATTCTGAGTACCCCTTCCTGTGCCTACAAATGCTTCTATCCCCACGCTTTTAAGGTCTACACTTCCACCAGTGGTCTCAATGTCCACGGATGCTGAATATCCTCTTTGCCGAATATTAAATCTGGATAGAGTGTTAACTGTTCCATTGGATGCGGATTGCCTACTAATCACTGATGTGTCTGGTGCTTTGGTATGCACTTTTATTTCCATCTGTGAGTCTCCTTCACTGGAATAATTAAGTGATCCACGGACAAACTTTTTTACATCTCTTGATTGCAATGAATAGTCTCTAGTTCTGATCTTGCTCTTGATTGGAACTCCATTGTCAGAGTCCTGCGAGTTGTAAATAAACAACTCATCTCCTGTAAGGATATAGAGGTCTGGCCCTAAAGTTTCCATGTCCAGAATCTGGAAATTATTATAAGTAAAAGTATCAATCGATTCCCAAACAGAGTTCAATGAGTTATAAACTGCAATAGCATTAGGGAAAGCTGCACCATCAATTGGGAACGCAAAGTAAACTCTATTCCTGTGGTACTTTACAATGCACCTTTCAATCTCATCCAAGTTTACTCTCTCTATAAATGGAGTGATCGGCTTAGATAGTGGTTGCTGATCTAAAGTAACTTTTGAAATTGCGATACCAAGACCTTTGGCTGGGTCAGAAGAAGGAACTAATACTTGGACATTACCTTCACTTGAAATGAAGTAAGTGTATGATCCGTTTTGTGCGAATGCTTTTTTCCCTGCTATCCCAAACTGTCTGCTAATTTCATAACTCGCAGAGTTGCCTTCCAATGCGTTTACATTGTTGATTAAGTGAATGCTTTCTTTGTTGAAAACAAGAACTTGTGATTCCATGAATGGAGCGAATCCAAGAGTGATATCACTTGTACCTTTGTTTGCGTAAAAGGTATTTATTGGAGAAAAAGTATTATTATCAAAGATGTCCGAAAACGCCACTGTACTTGGAGAGTCATCGTAATGAGGGACAACTATCCTATTTGCGAAATACATGCCGAACGGGGCATTCGGACAGGCAAAGAAGTTTTCTCCAGTGTTGCTTGGTTCTTCTGGCAAATCTATTATTAAAGAACCTAGTTGTCCGTCCCATACTTTAGGTCTTCTACCTCCAGAAAAAAGTATTACTTGGTCAAATGCCTGTATGCCAAAAACTTCATCCGACTCCGCAAATGGTGTAGAAAGTGATTGGTCTATTGAGCTATAATCTGACCACTGGTAAAAAACATTAGACCAAACTTGGTCATTGTTTGAGTAGTCTGTTGATATGTCAGTTGATTGACTTCCGTAAATTTGACTTGGAGTTATTACCAATATGTCTTCACGATTATTTACTGGATCGAGGAATTTTACTAACGACTTTCCGTTTCTAAAGTCTCCTACTTTTTTTAATCCTTTGCGTGAAGAAATTACACCTTGGTTGATTCTTACATTTTCTGCTACTTGCAGAGTACCTGCTTGCAGGAGAACTGGTTCACTCTGTTGATCAAGACCCATGAAGGCAGGATCACCATCCTCCATGAATGGATCATCAAGTTGACCATGTGAACGGAAACGAGGCATCTATTTCTTTTCCTTCATTGCCTTCCAGTTGGCATAAAGTTTCTGTGACAATATTAAGATTGTCAGCACTCCTGTAATTGTAGCCAGAGCAGGATTTACTAATTCGTTTAAAATAATGGTAGTGCCTGTTCCACTTGCACCTAAAATAATAGTTGGATTTAAGTCATTCATCGTCTTGGTGATGGTGCAAAGTAAAACCCTAGAATGCCCATTAATGCTCCTTGTGCCATAAAGGCGAGGTGTCCAGAAGAGAGGACGATTGGGTCTTGGGAGGCAGGGAACGAGATAAGACCCCAGAGGATTTCTGTTGTACCTTCTCCACTTGCGTTTGTGACGCTGAGAAAATTTTGGGTGGGAAAACAAACGCACAAGATGTAAGCAGTACAAAAGGAAGCAGTACCCATAATTGCCAAAATTCTCCTCGTCCAAGCGGTGAATTCTCCAACACCTTGCTTGCCCAACTCTGCTTGTAACTTAATGAAGTTATCATTCGCTCGGCACTCTCTTGCCAGTTCCATTTCGTGCTTCTGACGCTTGCCTTCAAAGATAAAGCCAAACACCCCTTTAAGCAAAGCACCAATGGCAGTAGCACCACCGCCCCCAACAAGCATAAGCAAGATTTCACCCATAGCTTCACTCAATCCCTCCGAATCGTAGTTCCTCTAATAGTTCCTCATGCTTGAGTGTTTGCTTCTCCAGAGATTCAATTCTCATAAATTGTTCCATATCGTCTGGTAATGCACCGATAGTGCCTTTCGGCCAGTTTTCCGTGAAGAAGCTATTGCGTTCTACAGAATGTTTGAGCCTTTCTATATCAAGTTCTAGTGCAGTTATCTGTGCCATAATTGAAGCAAATGACCATACACAAAACACCACTCCTCCAATCAGCTTTAAGGCAAAGCCAGTATTGGTTTTCAAACTAGATGACTCTGTGATTCCTTCGGACATGGTTAGAAAACCCACCCCCCTCTAAAGAGGGGTGGGCAAACAATAATATGAATAACTAAACACAAATTAATCCATAGTGATGGTGAACCCAGAGGCTGGGATTTTAAAGATGTCACCACTTTGGATGTTTGCAGATGCATTCAATGTTGCGAACAGGAGTAAGTTTCCACCAGAGGCCGCATCATATAATGCGATATGTGTAACTGTCCCCCAGTTTGATCCTGCATCAGCAAATGTAAATGCAGACGAATTGGTTGCAGTACCAGTCGATCCAACTGAGAAGTTGCCTTGACCAGTATCACCAATTCTCACTCTTGAGTAGTTCGTTCCTGTTACTTCAGTTCCACCACCAGCGTCAGACGGAGCAGACTTCATCAAGGCAATGTAAGGTTTGCCAGAGAAAGTCACATTACTCCCACCCAGTAAACCAGTGAGGAATTTGTTTTCTAAGAAGTTAGATGCTTGTGCCATTTTTTGTGTCCTCCTGTGATTAAAGTGCGGAAACTACGAAAGCTAACAACTCGTTGTAACGAACAGAATATCTCACCTCTTCTTCTAAAGTTGCACCTTCAATTTCATTGCCATTGTCATCTGGGTCAACTTTTTCACCATGTGATTGAGTTACCCCAGTGTGAACACCATTAACCATGACTTTCCAGACAGTGTCTTTACAGAGCAATCCGTAACGGAAACCATCAAGTCCTGCATCAGAAAATGCTTGCTCAACCTCTTGTGCGATAACACCAATATGAATACGAGCATCATCCCCCTTTTGAGCAACCGCATCCTTGAAGCGATATTTTTTAATTAATCCCTTTAATGCAACTGCAACTGATTTTTCTGCATCACTTAAATCCTCAATATCTTGCTTGGCGTTTACATCAGATGTATCAATAGAACCAGTTGTCGCAAATACTGTTGCCCATCGATGTGAGGCAACACCAAGGTTCATTCCTCCATCGAAATAATTTGCAGGAGTCAGTGACCTTTGCTGACCATTACTGGCCGCATTGAGATATAGCCCTGCAAAAAATCCAGTCGCTTGTCCAGCACTCAGAAATTGTTGAGTTCCCCCACCATAATCAGATTGAGTAAGATCCTCTGCTTCATATTGCAAAGTAAAGGTTGTACGCATATTAGCTTTCTGCGTCTGTATTGCAGTCTGATATGATTTAATATTTGAGCCAACTCTCTCTAGGTTAGTGTCACTTGATGTGCCAGTGTACGCAATAGTTCTGCCAGTAACCCGATACCCAAATGTATCAGTAGGGGTATCATGCTTATCGGATGCCAAGTGTAATGATACATTATTAGGTACATCTGTTTCAGTGGCCGCAACTGCGGTTGAGTAAATTCGGTGCGCACCTCCTGCACCTACTTGCTTACTTCTAAAATTCAGATTGGAACCTTGATCCATGTAG